GCCGGTTTTGCATTATAGTTTTCAATAAAGAATAAGCCGCGTTCAACTATATCTTTAATATCATAAGCAAAACAATAATGATAGAAAGTAGAAGTATTAAAATCATGCATATAAAGTGCATAATTCCACATGGCTTCCATAGCTTCGTTAGCAGTTTTAAAGCCATATTTTTTATTTAATTCATAATAAAGTTTATTAAAAGCCAAAAGTTTTTGATGTGGTTTAGACATTTCTGATAAGAGAGTTACAATGTCTTTTTGTGCAATATTGGCATTTGCGTCAACAGATGCATTTGCAACATTGTCAGAATCAATAAAACCTTCAATAAAATCAGTAAGACTTAATTTTTCATCATCAAGGCCTTGCAATTTAAGAAATTCTTCTCCATAGGTCTCGGCCATTTTATTAAACTAAGTCTGAAAATTTTTCTTTGTTCGTATATTAATGTTCATGCGCGTTCACCCATTTAATTGCTTCTGAAAAATCAAACAACCCATCATCTGTTTCGAGCATAGGTGCAGAAGCAAAGTCTCTCCTTGTCATTTCTACTAAGTCATTACAGACTTCATATTGTATTCCCGCACGTTCCAATTTCATCTCAAGCGCGCGGCATTTAGGACAATTAGTACTATAGAGTTTAATCATATACTTGGTCCTCAAAGGAATCACAATATTCACAAATTCCATCTACAAAATGGTGCTCACATTTTGCACGTAATTCATCATTAACTTTCATAAGAAGTTGAATTTCATCTGTAAGCACAAATTTATCAAGTGCCTTACGAATCTTTTCATTATTTTCATCAATTTTCTTTCTAATTTCGATGCCACTCATTAATCAGTTTTCCTCCCTATATTATTACATTTGGTGTACTATAAAACATATCAAATACATCATAATTACGCTTTCGGATGTATTGAAAACTTTCACGCATTTCTTGTTGAGTTATAGAAATATGATTCCATGGCACTGTTTCAATATATGCTCTACGTTTCCAAGCACACCATTCATAAAGTGTTTCTCGATGCGGGCGAATAAATTCACAATATGATCGCCCATAATAACAACTAAATAACTTTATAAGAATAATTAATTCTCTCGTTTTAAATAATTCGTTGTCTATATTAAGTAAAATCTTTGTGTCATGACTTCGTAAAAATAATAATTGCTTATAAAATTCTGATAGACGATGATCTATAAAATCATTCTCGTCGGAGCATCCAAATGCAAAGTTATAAATCATTTGTCGAAGTCCAAGAATAGGTTTTTCGCATAGGGCGGCCAGCTCATCGGTTGTAAATAATCCATTATACTGTAGATAGAAACATGTACCCATCGGCGGCAATTTAAGCCATTTCATGAGTTCATCAAATGTATATACATTGATTGGATATTTATTTCCAATTCTATATGGTAAACCACTCGGCCGCTGTCTACTTACATCTTCTAATAATTCAAAAGCATTTGGTATAGAAGCCAAATCATAATCATGTAAAATTACGGATGGATGACGTGGCTAAAGTCGTTCATATGGAAAATCTTCTAATGTTTTTCCATCTAATGAAAGTCGTGCATGAGTAGCATATAGAATAGTTCTAATTTCTTCTCTCTGTCGCTTTTTAGTGCCATATAGCTCTTTATATTTTCGGTATATCTCAAAATCTGGATATATATGTTCCATTTCTGGATCAAATTGTTTATATATCTGTGAGAAGGCGCGGCCGCCATAATCGACAGTTGGATTTAAAATAATATCATCATAAATTCCATCATCATATTCTTTTCTAAAAAAAGTTTTGCTATACATAGATGGATTTAAGTTATCGTTAAATACAACTATATCTTTTTTCTATTTGCGCCAAGCGGCATATTTGGCACACTCTAAATTAGGCATGACTTGGGGATAATGGAAGAAATCCCAATCATATATTAATATTGTACTCATGAGACTTCTTCTGCCCTTTCTGTTTTAATTACCAATCTATCACCATTAATATCAGTAATCTGCTCAATTCTATGCCATGGAGTTGCTTTATATACCTTCGCAATAAAACTTTCTTCTTGACGAATACCGGTTACAATAATCTTATTACCACGTGTGAAAATTGATTTTTCAATCACATGTTTTTTACCATCTGGACCTTTCATTGAGATCTGTTTATCATAAGCTTCAAAAGCTCCATAAACTTTTACTGATACAACTCCATCTGGAGTTAATAATGATACTGTTTTCTTTGCCTTATCTCTATCCAAAACTGTTCCAGCAATTCGATGTAATCTAAAAATTGGAACTTGTTTACCTTTAATTGGGATGACTCTTTCTACTTCTGCTTGTTCACTTAAATCAAAAAAGTTATCAATCATATAAAGATCTAAATCAACATTAGCCAATTCATGTGGATGTGAATAAAATGAAACTGAATCCATTTCCCATTTACTCAAATTACCCAAACAATACTTATTCCATACATCCGCAGTTAATCTATTATTAACTGCTTCTAATAATTCTTGGTTATGTTCTTTAACATATGGTCTAATAATATCCATTTGCTTTTTATAAATTTTATCCCATACGTCTTGTTTAATTCTAAAACCACTTTCTGTAAATTGATCTGGTACACAATCATCAACATCAAAATAAGTTTCAAGAAATTTATAGGCCGGCGCATCTAATCCATACCAAGGCTCACTTAATTTCATTTTCTTTATATATTTATTAAAATTAAATACTCGACGCTGGAGATCATATTCATCTGGAATTAAACCAAAATCAATTAACATTTTCATATTCTGAAGAGTAATGCGCTTTTTGGTATCACTAATCATATCAACATATTTGTGCATTAATTCAACCCGATCTCCAAAACCATCGAAAGCTCCAGATTTGATTAAATTAATCATTTGCACTTTATTAACTTTTACTTTTGCCAAAAAATCTTCAATAGATTTATACGGACGATTTGCAATAATTGTTTTAACTAATTCTTCTCCAACTCGTGTAATCCCACTGATACCATAACGAATTACATTTGCTTCCATATCTGGAGAAAAAGTATATGTAGATTTATTAATATCTGGTGGCTGGACGATGATTCCACTCATACGCATTTTTCCAATTGCTGTCGCAATTTTTCCATAGTTTGTAGCTGAAGTTTTCTTTTTCTTTTTGTCAACTGTTACTTCTTCATCGTCATCTTCATCGTCTTCTTCTTCGTCATTACCAAATTCTTCTATATCACAAGAATAAGTTTCTTCTATGACTTCATTATCTTCATCAATTTCTTCTTTTTCATCACCGCCCGCATCATTAATAAGACACGCGCAATTCCAGAAAATAATTGGATAATGATATGCAAGATTCATTTCTTGAAGAGCGATCAAACTATATGCAAGCGTATGACTTTGATTAAATCCATACCCACGGCTCATTGCAATCAAAACATTCCAAACATAATTTGTGAACTTTTGATTAATACCTTTTTCTTTGGTGACTTCAAAAAATTCTTTTGTAAGTGCATCATAATCTTTTGGATTCTTTTTTGCAATTGACTTACGAAGTTTATCTGCCCATGTTAGACTAAAACCACCAAGTTCCGGAAGTTGAACGAGTTCCATAAACTGCTCTTGTGCAATACAAAGACCATATGACATACCAAGAACTGGTTCAAGAATTTTTCGTTCGTCTTCGCCCAACCCATATCGTTCCATTTCTTTTTCCCATTCATTTGGGTTTGCTTTGAAACGTGCGAGCTTATCCGTGGGCATTTCTCCACCTTTTTCTTGAGCCATAAGACGAATTGTGGAGTTAAGAATTGCAAGATCATCAACTGAAGTCGGTTTTAAAGTTGCAATTCCATTAATACCAGATTGTTTTTCCATTTGAAACAAAGATGTAATTTCATGATTCCAAACCATTTCCCACATCTTTGGGTTATCTCTTTCAATTTTATAAATACCAATTACATTTTCATAAGTTTCTTTTAATGTACGCTCCCGCTCAATTAATCCAGCATCACATAAAAGATCAATACAATTATGAATCTTATCCATAGCTTCAACTGACAATGCATCATATTTAATAAGACTTACATCTTCACAGTCATGAAGCTCAAATTGAGTGCAAATCGTACCATCTGGCGCCCGCATTAATGCAGTTGAATTTGTAAAAGGTTCATCAACAAAAATAACACCACCTGCGTGAATACCAGAACCACAGATTAATCCTTCAATCTTTTGAGCTACATTCCAAAGTTCTGGATAGTTATTCATTTCAATAATGAATTGTTTTATTGGACTAAAGTCATTTTCAACATCACCATTATAACACTGACTCAAAGTCCTTAACATACCACGATCTGCTGGAATCAAACTTGCAATATACTGTGCTATATCTACATCAATACCTAAGCCACGCGCGGCCGTAAGAATTGCAGACTTGGATTTTTCTGTACGAAATGTTGCCACATTTGCAACTCTATCGTCGCCATAATATTTACGAAATGCATTTAAAACTTGAGCACGCCGGCCGCCTTCAATATCGAAATCAACGTCAAGAACAGATACACGGTCAGGATTAAGAAATCTCCAACGGAAGCATTTTGTTGTTTCTCGAAGTGGATTAATCTGAGTTATATCAAGACAATACAATAAGATAAATCCAACACCAGAACCACGACCAGGTCCAACAAGACTACCAGCTTCCCAACAAATATCAATTATGTTTTGAAGATTTAAATAATATGCGCTCCATCGTGCATTATTAACATTTGATGACACCCATGTATCTTCAAGACACGCATTAATTTCATCATATGCTTCTTTACACTGAAGGTCAGAATGCTTTTTAATACCATCTATTACCTTTCGAGCAAGATAATTATCTGCTTTATATCGTGAAATCATAAAAGTATTTAACATTGGTATTTTTGCACACCATTCTTCCAATTCAGTTGCAGATAAATGCCCATCTACTGGTTTCCATTTTAATTCTGGAATTTTGAGCGGCCGCAGTAAACTATAATCTTCAATACTATCTCTAATTTTTAAAATATTTTCATATGCCATTTGAAGAACATCGGAACTAAAATATTTAAAATATGATTCTAATTCTTCTGTTCCCATCATATAAGTTGTTGCATAGAAATCATCAACTTCACGATCACCATTCTGTGCATTAAGATATGCTTTATGAACAATCCTATCTTCTTTTTTCAGATAATGACTATCAGTTGTAATAATAAAAGGCAAATCAAAAAACTGCGCATATTCATAAAGTTGCTGATTCACATCTATTTGATCTTTATTCTTTGATGGTTGCATCTCCAAATAAAAATTACCATGACCAAAAAGTTTATCTATCTGTTTAATCCAAATATCAATCTTCGGAATTAAACTTGGATTTGTTTTTGATCTAAGAATCTGTGTTGGAAGTGCGCCGCCAAGACAAGCTGTTGAACCAATTACATGGCCGGGATTCTTTCCAATAATTTCAAATAAATCACTATAATATGTCGGAACTCTACGCATACCGCGCGCCATATAACTACGCATCCATGCACGAGTTGAAATTTCTCTGATTTGCTGCGCGCCAATTGCATCCTTTGCAAGAAGAATAAAGTGATAATATCTATCAATTTCTTTATTATAGTTCTGTGCATTTAATCCATTTCTACAAAGATAAATCTCATTACCAAGAATAACTTTGAGATCTGGATACTTTTCTTTTATTTTCTTTGCAGCTTTTTCAGCCTTAACCCATCCACTAATACTTTCATGGTCAGTTAAGGCTACTACTTTATGTCCAAGTTCTCCTGCATAATTAAAAAGATCATCGAGTTTATTTATACAGTCTCTAAGTCTTATGTTTGACGCTAAGAATAATCACTGTGGTTATGGAGCGATCCAGGATAACCTAAGCGATTAATCATTTACATCACCACCTTCATTTTTCTATAATAATTATATCACAAATCTTTTTAATTTTCAAGTTTATATTGTCCAAGACGTTCTACCGCTTTAAAATTATTAGTTTTATCCATTGTCCGTCGAACTTCTTTTTGCCAAATAACTTCAAAATCTTCTGGAAAAGTTTGTTCACTACAAATAACAATATGATGTTTACTCATTTCACGAACCCAATTCCAGTATCTATCATAATCAAAATCAGTCTCAAATTTGTATCCATAAGGTTTTGTTCCTTGATATGGAGGATCACAATAAATTAAAGTTTTAATTTCTTCTGGCCATTTTAAATTAATATAATCACACCATTCAAATTCAATATCTTTATACTTGGGACTCTTAATTTGTTCCATAAAATTTTTATAAGCGTCATAATAGTAATCTTTCTTTTCAGTATCTTTAGCATAACCACGACTAAAACCGCCACGATTAAAGCTGCCAAAGAACTAAATAGCACCAATGCGCCAGCCTTCCATCTCTTCTTCCATAGAGGGTGCGCCGAGATGACGACGATAAATATCTTTCGCTTCATACCACCATTCAGGATTACCATGTGCTGGTATTTCTTCTGGCGCCATCTATCCATGCTGATGAAGTTTAATAAGTGAATAACATTTATCTAAACCTATTTTACGCTTACAATCAATTTTATCTATGACGTTCGCGCCTCCCACAAATGGCTCAAGATAGCACTCTATTTTTTCTTTATCAATTATTCGTTGAAGAATTGGTACAATATCTCCAACATATTTACTCTTACTTCCTTGATATACCATTTTATCTCCTTTTAAATAAAAGGAAAGTTAAGTAACTTTCCTTAATGAATATTTGTTAACCAATGTATATTTATTAAAATCCAAATTATAAAAATCATTTTAAAATGCGAGTAAGTCATCTATGACTTCATAATCTTCAATCATAATCTGCGGACTTCTATTACCCATCCATTCATTAATATTTGGCTTTCCAACAATACTAATTTTAATTTCATTACAACTATTTAACTGTTCAATTAGATCATTGGCATGGAACTTAATAAAAATAATTCCATTCTTTTCAAAACGAACCGTATCTTTATTAGTGCCAATTACTTTATAATCTGTTTTATCCAGATAAATATTTGGCACAAAAATTAATGGTTCTGAATTGTTTTGACCCCAAATTGAAGTATTACTAGCTAAATCATAAATAAGATCACTAAGATCTTCACTATACCAATCTCTAATAAAGTTTACATCATACATACCTTCATTAAAATTAATATCTTTTAATGCTTCATTTGCATATTGATGGAAAGAATGTAAATTATTATCAAGAATTGATGCACCGGCCGCATTTGCATGTCCTTGTACCCATTCAAAATATCCACTCTCTACCAAAAACTTTTTTAAATCTGTTAGCTCGCAATCATTTACATTACGAATAGAACCACGATCATATCCTTCATCATTTTTACGCGCGAGTATTGTTGGACGCTTATACTTTGCGGCGAGCTTCATGGCAGCTAAACCGGTAACTTCTTGCGGATAATCATCATCTTCATCAAGTCGAACAAAAAGAATTTTATTCTCAAGTAAATCATATTTAAAAATCTTTTGCTCTAATTCAGCAACCATCTAATCAGTTACTCTATTTTGTTTAGCTTTCGCATTAACACATTCACGTAATGATTCAATAGCAACTTCTTCCATAGTTCCTTTAGCTCCACGCTTATTACAAGGAACTTTTCTATGTCCATCAACCAATCCAAGAAAAAGTCTTTCTTTCTCTTCCATAGTACCCATACGAATCATCGCATTCATCATTGGGACAATATAAAAAGCAACACTAATTGGTGTAACTTCATTATTCATAGAATAAGCTTGTTTTTCGATGGCACATTTAAAGAAATAATTATTAACATTTTTAAAGCCATTTAACATAATATATCTATTCTCCAGATCAAGAACAGATCCCATATCTCCACAAACTCCAAGCGCGGCTAAGTCAATAAATTTAGACGAAATGGGAAGAGATGAATTACTTGCGGCTTCATGATAACGACAAAACTACCAAGCTACACCGGCACCAGTTAAATCTTTATTTGGATATCGTGGTGAAAGTTGGTTATTAATAATACATGCATTATCACTAATGGGTTGGTCATCATCAATTTCATGATGGTCTAATATCAAACAACGAGTCCCTTGCTCTTTTAAAAGTTCATGGTATTCATAGTCATTACTTGAACTATCTGGTAGAATTACTAAATCATAATTTACATCGCTTTCAAGAATGTGTTTAATGTGATCTTCTAATCCATGTTCTTTATGTTCATGAAGCATATAAGTGATGTCTTGATTTGGATTTATTGCTCTAATATATTGATACATGATGGCGCTTGAAGTAAAACCATCAACATCACAGTCTACTATTAGCAAAATCTTTGATTCTCGCTCTTTTACAATTTCATTAAACCAAATTGCACCAGTATCTATATTATCCAAAAGTGATGGATCATTTAAACAAATAGAACTTGGATTCTTATACTTATCTATGTCTGTTACACCGCGCGCTTTTAACAGATTATCAAGATAGTTTTCTGTATAGTTTTCATTTACAAGATTTACTTTCATGTTGCTCCTTTCAGACTCGAACCCGTGCCCGAAGAAGCTTCAGAAACACTTCTTCACCTTTATCACTTGGTGAATCTTTCAAGTCTAATAAATTTTCTTTGTCATATATAAAACTAAAGTTAGCATAATTTTTATATTTTAAACACATATTATATAGTTTATCAAAATAAGTTTCTTTATTTTTAGAAACTTCTTCTTTATCAAAGCATACCACAATTTCTTGTGGATGGCAAGTTCGTACTAATATATCAAGTGCATACTTATTTAATTTTGATCCGCACACCGCGGCTGCACAATTAAGAACTGAAAAAGAATCCATTTGAAGAACGCTTTTTTCAGCTTCAAATAAATATGCGATACCAGTTGCTTTTATATTTTCTTTTGTCATGTTAAGCCCATATAAATTAAGACTTAATGGATGACTATACCATTTTCCTTCTATTTGAACTGGCATATACTTACCCCATTTTTCAATATCTTCTTTATTAAGCGCGCGACCGCGTATTCCAACGAGTCGGCCGCTCACATCATAATGAGGTATAATTATTTTGTTCTGTGATGGTGAAAATCTTATATTAAATTTATCCATCGCTTCTTTAGTAATTCCATCATTAAGCCATTCTATTGGATAATATTTAATAAAAGAATCCAGCACACCTTCGGGATAGTTTGGTAATTCTCTTCGTTCTTTCTTTAAATCATAATCTTCTCGAATTGCCTTATACGCATGTGGATTATAGTCATCTTCGCTAAAAAAAGAACAACCGCGTATAACTTCATATATATCATTAAACCAATCATACGCAATATTTCTTGTTTCATAAAAGTGTTTAAGAAAAGAAAATATACTCTGCCCGCCGCACTCTGTGTAACAATAAAATATATGTGTATTCTTATAATAATAAAGTTTCCATGATGCAGATTCTACATCTTCGTTATGGCATACCGTAGGCATCAATAAATAATCACCACGATCATCATAAGGAATATTAAGTCTATCTAACATCACTTTAACTTTATTATCATCAAGCTGTTCAATTAATTCTTGATAATCTATCATTTAATCTCATTCACTTTCTCAAGAATTTCATTAAAGTTATTATCTTCCCATTCCATTTCAAAGAAATGTCTTGTATATCCTTCAATTTTTTCAAGTCGTGAATCCGTCATATATAAATCTTCTTTACGTAGATTGCCTAAATCTACAATACTCCAAATTCTAACTTGAGTCCACTCACCACTTCGTACTTTATATATATCAGTTACAATTGTTGGAATTGGCTCACCAGTACTCGCAAAGAAATCAATTTCTTCTTTAGTAGGCCGCGCCATAACCATACCAATATCTGCTTTATTAATAACAGCACGTGATCCAGCAATAGAACTTTCATTTCTTATATTCTGATTAGAATCTGCATTTGCATTAACTTGTGTTGAAGTAAACATACATATATTCAATTCAACAGCCAATTCTTTCAAAGCAGTTGAGAACATTAAAAGAATTTCATCATTTCTTAAACTAACACCTTTAAATTCTCCTAACAAACTTGGACAAATAAAGATATAGTCAAAAAATACATATTCAATTCCATGTAATAATACTTGTTCTCTTACTAAATTCTTTACCAAATCAATTCGCGGCGCCGGCATCTGGACAATAAAAAAGTTATCTTTATATTGTTCCATAATCCAAACCGCTTGACGAATAATTCTATTTTCTTTTTCAGTAAAATTACCATATCTAAATTTCGATTCATTAAAGCCAGTTAAATATGATAAAATCATCTTCTGAATTTCTGGAATAGTTTGCTCAGTTGCGATAAACATCGTCTTACAACCACTACCAATCTGAACCCACTTATCCTGCTTCGGTTCATATCTAAACGGGTAAGCAATTAGGCAAGCATCACCTACAGCTTGCCGCGTTTTACCAGTACCACTAGCCGCACTTCTAATAATCAAAGTCCCACGTCGTGCACCAGAAATAACTTCATTAAGTATATCACCTTGTACTGGTACGCCAATATCTGTTTGTAACTGCGCGCTTTCAATTATATCTTCAATTCCAGTAAAAGCACTTTCTGTACGAGTTACTTCATTTTGAGTAAACTCATTTTCCAATCCCAATACCTTTCTTTTTAAAGCATCAAGGATTTCATCTATTTCTAACTTCTCGAAATTTTTATTTACTTCAAGTGCCTTTGGATTTGTTAAATCTTCTATATAAAATTCACTTATATCAAAACCATCATTCTGAAGCTTTGTCAATAAGTTAATCTTCTTTAACCGCTTATAATAAAACTCAAAGTTCTGTGTTTCAGATAAATATTCCGCATCTTGCAGATATTCAATTCCATTATTCTGTTTGAAGATAACTGAAGCAGCACCATTTGATTGTAAATAATTTTCTACATCAATGGGTTGAATTTTATTAGCGCCGCTGCGATATAAATTTTCAATTGCCGCAAAAATATACTTGTCAAACTTATAATAAAAATCATCAAGACTTAGCTGATACTTATCTGTTTCACTCAAAAATTGCGGCCGCTTCATGAGTGAGCCAAATAATTGCAATATACTATTTTTGTCTACCACTCACTCTATGCCTCCAATATCATCAAGATTATATTTTTCTTTTGATTCTTTTTTTCGTGTTAATTTAATAACTACCTTTTCTTTTTCTTCTTCTTCAAGAGCTTTCATAAATCCATGCTTCTTGCGCTCTTGCTCAATCCAATAGTTTTTTGCTTCTGTAAAAACATATGGAACTATACCAAGGCCGCCGTGTCCAACCCAAGGATTATGTTTGACCTCGTAGAAATATTTCAAAGAAAAAAAGATTCCTTTTGGATTGATTTTATTATCTTTCCAAAATTTTTTTATTTGTGCATCACACAAAAAATAATCATATTTAACTTTTAAATCTCTTGCTAAGAAATCATAGATCATTAAAATCCAATCTTCATCTGTTGCTGGCGCCGCCTTCCATGTTAAATAACATTCTTTATGATAATACCATCCTTTAGATGGTTGTATCCAATCAACATTTTCTCCCTTAGTTTTGTCAATTGGCATATGACAAATTCTACATTCGGGCATCTCATCACCCTTCCATTTTATTCTACATATATTATACCACAGATTTATGAATTTGTCAAATTTAAAAGACACAGGTCATCCCTGTGTCTTCTCTAATTCTTCCATATCCATAACAACGAGATTCAACAAATCCACTTGATCTTCCGTAAATTCACTAAGTTTCATGCGCCGGCCCATTGTCATTTCTATTTTCTTTAAAATTGTATTTGCCATTTCCGGATTTGCGGTGTCACCAGTTCCCACCAGCTTCATCCACAATTCTTGTGCTTTAGTACGTACATCATTGAAATTGAGATGTGTCTCTGACTTAGCTGTAACTGTATCAACCACTGTCGCGCCGTCACGCTTTTCTTCCATTTCAATAGCATCTGCAATTGCATTTACCAGTTCGTCGTATCCGAAAGGGATCTTATCTGGCATATATTTAAATCGACTCCCCGCGAATAGAGTAGGTGTTTCTCTAGTATATAACCAGCGTTTTCTCTCTCCATTTACCCACTCATTACCAATATAGCCAATAATATCAACAATTCCATTACAAACTTCACTTGCACGCTTTGGCAAGTCTGGTGAAATGATTTCAATATCACTACCATCGGCAGTTTTTTCTACTCTGGATGCGCTATGTGCGATTAATACAACTCCATAACCAAGCTGTGTGATTCTTCGGATGGATGTCTCAAATTCTTTCTTACATGCGGTATAGCCTGCGCCCCATGGGATGTCACTAATTTTTTGCACACCATTTTGCTGGCAAACAAATTTTTCACACAATTCCCAACAAATGGAAACTGTATCAATAATAACTGTTTTAAAACGTTCTTTCGCACGAGCATCTTCAAGATCTCGCAGAGCCATTTTAAAATCAGACCACTTATTTATATCGAAAGGATATGCATTACCAATTGCGTTATATCCTTTTTCAAATGCCAAGAGAACTGCATCGGGGAATGAGCAAGCCGCGGTAGTTTTACCGCTTTTTGGCTTGCCATAAAGTAGAACATACTTACCCTTCAGATCTCTTGAGATTACATTTTTTTCTACTTCCCAAAGATGCATAAGGCACCTCCTTAGAAGCCAAGATCAAATTCCTGATTTGAACTTGTAGGTGCCGGAGTACTGTGCGGCTTCTGAGAAGTCTTATCCTTAAGTGTCTCAAGATAAGCCTTATGCTCCTTAAGCGCTGCCGCCAGATCTGCTGGCTTAAACTCCATATCATCTTCCATCGCAGACTGAGTACCCTTTGTAACAATCAACTCGCTAACGCTAACTGTCTGAATACGAACATCGGGTTCACCAAAATCGCACTCTTCGATAACTTCACGAGTTGTACTAGTAAAGTTCAGTCTACCTTTTGCGCTGTATGTCTTCTGGTTCTCCCAATAAGAAGTAATTGCATCAATAACACGAGGATTAGTTGCGTAGAACTCCATCGTATCAACTTTGCCACCATACTGCGGCACGATTACCTTAATACGAAGTTTCTTAGGTTCAATTTCAACACCGTCTGCATCAGTTACAAAATCCATTGAAGATACAGCAAACTCAAGACTCCAAGATGCTTCTGGACGAAATTCGCCAGTTGCCTTTGTAACAAAAGATGCATTAACTCTTGGGAAAGATACAAGCTGACCTTGCTGATTGTAATACTCATTCATACGAATATTACCATTCGTAATACGAATCTTATCTGCGCCAGCTTCACCGGCACCAGATGCAATTGAAACATATTCAGTCATAACCTTTTCAATAGATTCATACGCTGGATTGGGCTTGCCCGCGTTTGTAAACTTAGTTGCAAACATATACACCGGAATTTCCAGTGAAACATCTTCACCGTTGATTGTCTGATGAACCAGAACCTTGATATTACCACCAATATTATCAACAGTGGCACCATTCTTAACGAAAGAACCATACTTCAGGTTGATTTCGGACAAAATACCTTCAATTCTTACTTTATTTTCTGCTTGTCTCAACATTTATTTTACCTCAGTTTTTGTTTCTAGTTTTTGTTTATAGTTTATTTAGGCTAATAAGGGAGCTAATGCTCCCTTTTGAATTACTCTTCGTCAGTTCCCTGAACGAAATTAATACCAGCATCAGTCAGCTGAACATAGGTAAGAGGCTTCTCTTCGCCTTCAACAGCGACCTTCTCACGATAGGCCAGCTCGTTCTTCACGAGGGAATTCACACGACCAGTGATGGAAGCGATCTTCTCGCAATTAAGAGCAACACGCATCTCTTCTGTGGTAGCGCGGCCGCCGTGTGCCTGCAGGTATTCAAGTGCTTCAAAAGTCTTTTCAGTAAGCTTCATAGTTCATTTCTCCTATAATTTAAAAATATTTTTTATTTGTTTTCAAAAGGTTTTTATCTCTCTCAACCTTTCTGCATATATTATACTATAAATTTCAGAACTTTTCAAATTTTCACAGCGAAGAAATTCCAATTACATTATTATTAATTAACTTAATGAGTTTTACACCTATAGTGCCACGTGATTGAATAGGAATTTCGCTGTTTTTAATACGGATTTGCGTTGTATTTGAGTTAATAAGTATATCTGATTGTGTAACGATTGGAATGAAGTCACACATATTTTCTGCTTTCTGGATTTTTACACCTTTGGTATTTGTACCAGTTACAGAAAATTCACTGATTGATGTTGACTTTCCATAGCCATCTGTAGAGATACTAAATAAATGTATTGTGTTATTTGGTATTACGCGCGCAGTCATAATTTCATCACCGGCCGCCAACTTCATACCAATAATGCCTCGGGTCACACGACCAATAGATTTTATAGGTGAAGTTGCAACCATAATAAATTGGCCGCATTTTGACATAATACCGATCTTTTCATCTTCAAGAATAAGAATTGAAACGATTTCATCGTCAGTATCAAGCTTTATAGCGAGCGCGCCGACATTACGTTTCATGTTATACTCACTAAGTTTACTCTTTTTTATAAGTCCATTCTTAGTTACAAAGACAATAAATTTAGAAGCATTTTTAGGATTTAAACTGACTGCCGCCGTAAGAGTTTCATTATCTTCTATAGAAAAGTAATTTGCCAAGTATTGCTTTTCTCCAACAGTAAACTCTCCCATCTTCATATGGTAGTAATTTCCTTTATTGGTAAAGAACAGAATTGTCTCTGTGTTTTCACCAATTATATTATCTACCAAAATCTCATTTTTTTCAAGTTTTAGCTTGGTTCCAATTCCATTACGGCGCTGGGAATAAAGGGAAGAAGTTTCTGTTACGAATACTGCACCTTTATTAGTAAAAGAAAGTGAAAGTTGCTTCTTTTCAGTTGGTTCGTCAGATTCATTTTCAACATTAAGAATTTGAGTGCGACGAGCATCTCCGAACTTTTGAGAGGTTTCACGCCAACTATTTATAAGTTCTTGATTAAAGAGTTCTTCATTTTCAAGAATTTTATGGATGCGTGCGGCTTCAACTTGAAGTTTTTCTCTTTCATCTTCAAGCTTCTTTACTTCGAGATTTGCAAGACGAGAAAGCTTCATATCAAGAACTGCTTTCGCTTGCTCTGCATCTAACAAAAATCTATTCTGTAATTCTGATGACGCGGCTGTGGTAGACGGAGAAGTTTTAATTACTTTTACTACTTCATCAATATTTGCTATACAAATCAGAAGTCCATCCAAAATATGAATGCGCTTTTCTATTTTTGCAAGATCAAATTCAAAACCACGGCGATAAACTATTTTCTCATGGTCAATATGTGCTTGAAGCATATCTTTTAATCCTAAAACTCTCGGAGTACGACCATTATCTGTTAGTACGGTCATATTGATAGTATAATGAGATTGAAGTGAAGTTTCTTTATAAAGAAGTTTTAATACTTTATCCGGATTTGCCCGCTTAGTAAGATAAATCATATAATCAGGTGTTTTACCTGAACCATTATTTATATGGTCAACGCCGCAATCTGGATTCTTTTCAACTAAATTTTTTATTTGCTCAGAAATTGTATCAGCATATACTCCATAAGGAAGTTCTGTTACGATAAATGCGCGCTCTTTACTATCATATTCTACAACACTTCTTAATTTACAAGCTGCGCCATATCCTTTCTTCAATGAATCATAAACTTCATTACTATTTAAAAGAATACCACCAGTTGCAAAATCTGGCAAAATATTAGGTTCATAATCAGGATTATTAATGAGATTAATCATAGCTTCATTAATATCTTTAATATTAAATTGAGGGATACTGGCGCTTAATGAAACACCTATTCCCGTCGAGCCATTTACAATGTTATAAAATCCTTTAGAACATAAGACTTTAGGATAAGTTTCGGTTTCATCAAAATTATCACACCAGTCTGGAATGGTTTCTTTATCAATACCATCAAACAAAGAATATCCTAATTTACTTAACCGTAATTCTGTATATCTTGATGCGGCCTCGTCTCCTGTTGCATTAATAGTTCCGCTATTTCCTTGGCAATCTTCAAGTGGATAACGCATAGCAAAAGGTTTCGCCATTCGCATATATGTCCCATAGCATGAGGAGTCACCATGTGTATAATATCTACCAAGGCAATCGCCAACAACTCGCGCGCTTTTAACAAATGGCTTTGATGGAATATTTTTAGTAATATGTACTTGAGAATACATTAACATACGAGCAGAAGGTTTAAGCATGTCTCGCACATCACAAATTGCTCTATCAAGGATAACATTTCCCGCATATCGAGTAAAATTCTCTTCAATAGTTTGTTTTAAATCGCTCATTTTTCCTCCTTACTCAATAACAAACTTACTAAAATCAATATTATTATACACAAATTCTTTACGATAGTCAACTTTTGGCCCCATTAATTCTACCAAATCAGATAATCCCTCTTCGGAAAATGTGATAGGTTCAAGTCTTTGCCATTCGTCACTAAACATTGATTCTTTAAGATCATTGTCAGACATCTGGCCTAGTCCTTTATACTTTATAATATTACCGTTTGGGTGCTTTGCAAATTCTTCTTCGGAATAATAATAATAATTTTTATTCTTGGTTTCAACTTTATAAATGGGCGCGCGCAACCAATAAATACGATTTTCAGTTAAAAAGTTAGGACAAATAATGTGGGCCATTGCAAGAATAAGTAAACCTATATGACTACCGTCGAAATCGCTATCGCTAGCAATTGCTATTTTACCATAACGTAACTGTGATTCAGGCGTTTTACGTCCATAAATTACACCAAGAGCTTGCTGAAAAAGTTTTACCTCTTCATTTTGAAGTCCTTCTTCAATCGTGCAATTTAAAAGATTCTTACATTTTCCTCGAAGCATAAGAATACCATATTTATTTGCATCACGTCCAATTGACATTGATCCGCCAGCAGAAAGACCTTCACAAAGAAGTAAAATACTATCTTTACCCAGTTTTCTTGCATCTCTTAATTTATCTACGTTAAGAATTTTTTTCTTTTGCGCAGCAGCCTGCTCTTTTTCATTATCAAGAACTTGTTTACGTGCGCGCTCGGCTGCAGCTTCTGCTTTGGCGATTTTCTTTAACAGTTCAACAATAGTATCAAATTCATCACTATACTTAGCCTTCATTTGCTTGAGTGCGTTACTAAAACAGGTTGAGGCCATAGTACGCAGATTTGCATTATTAATTTTTGATTTGGTTTGATTTGCGAAAGAAGGATTTGCAACAGTACAATTAATTACATAGAAGAGTCCTCCACGGATCGCATCACCATCAAAATTTTGTTTTGAAAGTGAATTAAACGTGCGGGTAATTGAAGTCTTTGCCCCGGTAATTGGTGTCCCACCTTCTGGCACTCGCAAGCCATTTACAAATACATAACTTTGTTCTTTTTTGTCTCCCCATTGAAATGCAATTTCGAGCTTGTCACCATTTTCATCTGTAATAGAATCGTATATAATATGTTTATGGAGCGGCCGCCCTATATTTTCTTTCACAAGATCAATAATACCATTTTTACAATATTGTACTTGTGCGCCAGTGTCGTCATTTTTAATTACAAAAATAATCTTTGGGTATAGATAACTTATATTTTCAATGTCTGTACAAATACGTTCAAAAGAATATTGAATTACTTCATCTTTAAATACTTCTGGATCAGGAATAAAACGAACATAAGTTCCATCCTGATCTTTTGTTGTACCTTCTTTATAATTAATTAACTCACCTTTTTCAAAGTAAGCACAAGCGCATTTACCATTTCTATTACTTTGTACTTCAAATTTTAATGAGGAAAGGCAGGTACAACTAGCCCCTACACCATTGAGACCCGACGAATTTTTATAAACATGGTCATCAAACTTACCGCCAGTATGTGCCTTAGAAAATACATCAACAAGCACATTGGTTCCATCTTCTTTTATAAGGAAAGGTACACCACGTCCATAGTCTCTAACAGCAATAAAATTTTCTTTTTCACTTACTGCAATTTCAATTTTATTACCATATCCAGCAAGTGCTTCATCTGTCGCATTATTTATAATTTCTTTAAATGCTTGGTAGGCACCTTCATTATCAGCGCTTCCAAGATACATCTGTATACGAGTGCGTACGCCTTCTTTAAAAGTTAAAGATTTTATATCTTCTGCTTCATAACTCATTTAATATCTCCTTCTTTCATTATATATAAATATTATACCATAAAATTATCGAGAAGTCAAATTCAACTTCTCGATACCTTATTATAATTATATAAATATTCTTTACGATGGTTTTATTATATCATGAATTTATTCATTTTTCAAATTTTTATTATTCATTTTCTAGCTCTATTTCTGGAGCTTCAGCAATCATAGTGAAAGATTCATTAACACATTTAATAATTTCAAGTTTCATTTATATTTTTCCTTAATTTGTCATAAGTGCCATAAGCTACTCAGCTATAGTAGTTTGTGTAACATTTGTACCCGGTATAATTATATCACCTTCAGCGATTGCTGCGATTGTTTTATAAAATTTGGTGCCAACAAAAAGATAGCTACCAATTGTATATGCACGGCTTGCAGTATATGTAGTTTCTAATGGAGCAATTGCATTGAGAATATTATTTTCAAACTAATCAGTATGAGTTTTACAAGTTTCTAAATAAGCTCCGTAAGTAATAGTTACATCACCAGTATCACACCAGATGTTATTCATACCGAGGAAGGTCTTAAGCTGGCCGATATTAGCAAGTTGGTAACTAACAGGCTCAGCAAGCTCATATACAACTTGCGCACCAGTTGTCGGTGTAGCTCCTTCTTCATAAACGTCCATGCTGGAAATCCAAGTACCTGGAAGCGTTTCGCCAGCATAGGATGCAATATTACCCATTGTGGAGATAATATCTGTGCTTCCGTCAAAATTGAGCGTAACAGTGCCGCTGTAGATTGTTTTGAGATTGCCGGTTAAAGGGTCGATGAAATCAATGGAAGTATATGTAGAGTTATATCCAATAGACGTCAACGCTCTGATTCCTTCAGCAAAAGATAATGTGAATTGTTCCGGATTTTCTGCTTTGTAAACAATTTGAATCGGCATACCTGCTTCGTTTTGTTCCAGAGAGTATGCTTGCAAGGCACTTGCGCTAGTAAAATTTGTATAGTTAACTTGTATTCTGTTGCTGGTCGAAAATGTTGAAGTTTCAAAGTGAGAGCAGTAAGCAGTCGACGATCCTCTAACTTTTGAAGGATATGCTCTCCAATAATTCGATGTTCCTGATTTTGTCCAATTTGAAAAAGACGGATAATTTATATACCAAATTTGTGTGATCGTCCATGTAAAATCTTCATTCAACACAAGTGAGCCAGCAAATATGTCTAGTCTTGTGTCGTCATCTCTCAGAATTGAACACCCTGGATGAATTGGTCTTATATTTGTTTTGCTTGGATCACCTGAACCATCTTGTATAAAAGTAAAATCAATTGCAGTTCCCACGTTTACAAGATACTGAGAGTTACTAATCTTCACTTCTGTCCATCCGCTGATTGGTCTGACGTTATCTGGTGATGGATCGCCTTCGCCTTCTTGTATTGGTTCAATATTTGCTATTATACTTTTTATAGGCATATTAGCAGCATTAGTTTCGAAACTTACAATTGAACCAGTTTTTTGCTCATATGTTGTTACTTGGTTTAAAATAGAGATATTTTTTCTTGCTTCAGTATCTTTTAAATCATATGTCGTACCATCTAATGTTTTAATTTTAGAGATATCAGCCATTGGCTAACACCTCCAATCAAGACACTGTAACAGTGCCAGCAGTACCAGTAAATGTCGGCTTACTCACAGTGCCGCTAGCAGTAGTTGTACCGCTAAGCTACGCTTTGGTACCTGTAAAAGTCGGCTGAGAAACTGTTCCGCTCGGAGTTCCAGTTACACTTACATCACTTTCATCTCCAGTAAAGGTTGCCGTGTATGTATTTGGTACCGCAATATTTCCGGTAACAAGTCTCACACCAGTCCCGGTAAAGGTTGGTTGAGAAACGGTACCTGCTGGAGTTCCACTTACAGAAACATCTCCTTCTGTTCCAGTAAAACTTGCACTTGTCGGAACTGCAATATTTCCGGTAACAAGTCTTGCTCCAGTTCCAGTAAACTTCGGAGCAGATGCTTTATATACTGCGTCACTCGTCTTTACTATCGTGTCCGCGCCCTTGGTTGGAAGTGTCCCAGCACTGAATGTAATGGTGAGCGTTTCATTTTCAACTTTAGTTTGAAGATCTGGAAGTGTTCCTTCATTCGTAATAGAATTTACAGTAGTTGTAGTTCCTGCTGTTTTAATACTAATCGTAGGAGCTGCGACTGTTCCTTCGGGTGTATATGTTGCAGTTCCAGAAGCGGCTTTACTAACTTCTGCTGTCTTATTCGTTGTAGTAAGGCCAATAGAACCTGCGGGGGTAAATTTACCAGTAGATGTGGTTGAAGTACCAGTAAAATTAGGCTGTGTTACTGTACCTGCTGGAGTATACGTCGCAGTACCAGTTGTAGGTGCAACAGTTGTAGTTTTATTTTCCGTAGAATTAGTCGTAACGGTAACGCTTCCTTCTGGAGTAAACTTACCTCTAGATGTTGTAGCCGTTCCTGTAAAGGTAGGCGTAGAAATAGTACCTTTTGGCTGATAGTTCCCGCTGGTATTATCCGTAGCTGTGATCGTCACACTACTTGAAGTCCCGGTAAAGGTTGGCTGAGAGACAGAGCCTACCGGAGTATAACTTCCAGAAGCAGAATCTTTCCAACCAAGATCTCCGATAAGACTGAGGTCACCCATCTCAATCCATTTCGTACCGTCAAATACAAATTCTTTACTATTATATACAACTAAATATCCTTTAACAGCAGTAATAGTTGCTGAATTAATAACAATTGATTTAGTTGTTGATCCATCAGTTAAAGCTGTTGAAGTTTCACCCATAAATGTTACTCCGCCAGAAATTGCAGCTTGAATGGCGGCGATATCATCACGAGCTTGTTGGTCTTTTAAATTATAAGTATTACCAGTTGGTAAAGTAATTTTACTTATATCTGCCAATTTATTTTCCTCCTTAAATACTAGAAAAAATTAAATTTTCTGGATCTTTAGAATCCATAAAACTTGTAATTTTCTAATTCCAAAAATTTTTTTCAGATGAATTTGTATGAATATTTGAATCTGCTATATGCTAAAATAAAGCTTGTTCTGCCTATGTTATAAAAGGCATATCTATTAAATAAGCTTTCCCATCTCCTATTTTAATACCTGGGATAGTTTTTTCAATTCCATCAATAGTTGTAGTCTAATAATCAGAATAAATATAAACTGTTCCTTCTGTAGATATAAGATCTCGCTAAGAGTTCCATTCTTCTGTTGTACCATATAAAATAGAACGTAAACCCAACTACTACAAAGTTATATTTCCTTGTAGAGTAGTTGAATTAATTTGCGGCTTATTTTTTAGATTATTATAGTCCTATCCTTTAGATGGTGGCCCTGGATTTATACTTTCAGTAAAATCTAAATTATAGTTGTTACTATCTACATTTAATTCAATAGTACTACCGTCATCTAAAACAACGCCATGCTCTACTTTCATTATTCAAGTACCTCTCTTATTAAATTTTTAGAGAGATTAATGGTTTTAATTCGTGTAGCAGCACGAGCGCCATTTTCATAAATCCAGTTAAGCTAAATTTCAGCAGTTAAATTATATCTAAAAGAAAGTGTTTCTTCTTGAGTAAATGTTACTGAAATAGTATGTTTATCTATTATCGTAATATCTTCTCCAGTTTTGGTATATGTAATACTTCCTTGCCTAATAGTAAAATAAATTTTTTCTACCGATGTAAAATCTAAGGTTTCATCATCAGTGACTTTTAAAGTAAAAGTAGGTGTAGTCCCTATTATCAAAATAGTCACCTCCAATGTAATATCTATCAATAAAAAGTTGGACAAGAAAAAGAAAACTCTGATAATTTGAATATTAATTATTTTTATGATATTATATAATAAAGGAAGTGATAAAATGTTTAAAGCAAAGAAGATTAAAACGGATGAAATAGTTCAAGTTTTAGATACATATTGTGATGAATATGGAAAGACTTGGTTTTTGCTGTGGGTTGGTGATAAATGGGGATGGCGTGCAGCTGATGATTTTGTACCACCAAACTATATTATAAAGAAAAAAGTAATAGTTGCGGGAAGTAGAACTTTTAATGATTATCAATTGTTAAAAGAAGTGTTAAATAAAGAAAAAGATCGAATTGGTGAAGTTGTTTGCGGCGAAGCGAAAGGCGCAGATACACTAGGTAAAAATTGGGCTATACAAAATAATATTCCAATAAAAAGCTTTCCTGCTGATTGGTTACGTCATGGGGCAGCCGCCGGATATATACGAAATCATCAAATGGGAGATTATGCTGATAAACTAATTGCTTTTTGGGATTGTCAAAGTAAAGGAACTAAAGATATGATGGATTATATGGATAAACTAAAGAAACCGGTGGTAGTAATTCGATATTAAAATTTGCTTTTTACAGAAATTTTTGATATAATAATTATAAACGTGGGAAAGGAACCACGAATAAATATAAAAGGAGATATTTATTATGAAATATTATAGTGATGTAACCAAGAAACTGTATGAAAATGTAGAAGATCTGAAAAAAGCAGAAGCTGAACTTACTGATAGAGCGGCTGCGCGTAAACGTGATGCTGATAAAGTTGAAAAAGCTTATAATGCTTATATTGAAGCTCGGAAAGAGTATGAAAAAGTGCTTATGGACTTTTGTAATAAGCATGGCGCTTATCATAAGACTTATACAAGTAAGGATGCGGGAGATGTGAAGACTGAGTTTGAAAGTCTGAAGAATCTTGTGTCGATGTTGATTGGTGAATAAAAGCTAAACCCCAGACAGAACGTCTGGGGTATATTTATAATTTATTATATTGTAAAAAATATTTTATTAAGATGGTGGATAAATTTTTATAATTGCTCTTCCATAGTTTGAAGCTAAACTTGTATCATATGTTATAGTTAATGTATTTGTTGTCCTATCAAAAGATCCAGATAATTCAGTCATATATGTATTTTTATATATGTCACTACATGAAAAATTTGTATTATTTCTTCTTATTATCATTCCATAAAAAATACCATGAGCTGCGGAGCCTTGATTGTAATTATGGCGAACAAAAATTTCTACTTCTACGAAATATCCCCAGTCAGTTGTTGCTGTTGGCATTGGAAGTGTAAAATTAAGAGTTTTTTTATTAGAAATACCCTGTATCTAATATTGTGGTGTAAGAAAATTACTACCTTTTACTTTTATTGCATTTGTATTCTCAGTAACAGTTCCAATGATACTTTCATATGCAGTTATTTCTGGTTTTTTAATAACATTATATGGATCATTGTAAACTATTTTATCAAAATACGCGACATCTATAGAGCCAGTTAATGAATTAACTACTATATCTGGTTCGTTACATTCAAATGTTACACCACTAAGATTAATAATTCGTTTTTTTGTATCTAATGAACTTGATTTTGAGCATCTAATTAATGTTTGATTATTTTCGGTTGCTATAATTTGGGTATTACTAATATTTATATCTCCAATAAAGGAATTAAATGACATACCATATGTTATATAACTACCTTCTATATAACAATTTGTGACAAAAGTGTGTGATGCATTTTTAGTACCTAAAGAAGTATCTGGAGAGCCATAAAAATGTAAATTATTTATTATCCATCCAGCGGCCTGCTCTATATATATACCATAACTAGAGCCACTCGGTGCATTAATATATCCACCTTCAAATCTACCATCAGTTGTTCCATCGCCGTATGCATATAATGAAGCATAATAACAGTTATTAAATTTTAATCCGCGTAATACATTTTCTACTACAGTACCACCACTTGTATCTTCTCTGCTTAAAAGATGAATTCCGATATAACATTTATTAAAATATAGATTTTCAAAAATACTATAAAAACAAGCAGTTTGTATTAATCTTTGATTTGTTTGAGTATTATCTACGGAATTTCCTTCTAAATGTCCATCATGTATATACATACGATTATATGCATTTTTTCCGGTAGGGCCAATAAAAATTGGAGCGTTTTCAGTTGTTTTTACCGTTGCTTTATTTAAATTAATATTACAGCCACTACGTAATTGAACATTACTACAAATATATGTTTTTCCACCTTTAAATTTTACTTCTAATCCAGTATTAATTGCTGCTTGAATTGCAGCACTATCATCAGTTACTCCATCACCAACTGCACCAAACATTTCTGGTGTTACAAAATTTAATGTACCATTTATTAATTTTTCATATGATAAAGAATGGTCTTGAACTGTAGTTGTTGCTTCTGGATGGGCATCTAGCCAAGAGTTAATTGCGTCTTCAGTTTGTTGATCACTTGGAAGCCCATAATCAACCCATTCAATTCCTGTACCAGTAGATCTTGGTATCTAATCATTTTCACCATAGTCATTTGGATTTGGGAGCATCATAACATCTTCAATAAGTGGAATTTCTATATCATTATCATCTGGTTTAACCCAAATTCTATTATTTTCACTTGTTGGCTATGTATTGCTTACGGCAACAACGTCATTTCGTAATTCTGTAACATCCTATCCAAGTTTTACTTCTTGCCAGTTTCTTATACGCCAAGCTTGTGGAGTTCCAATTCTTTTTATACACCTATATAATTTATCACTTTGAACAACATAGTCGCCTATATTGTAAGTATTTTTTGGATCAAATTCCGGCGCGATCATATTATTAATATTTTCAAAGCGCGCGGATGTAATACCAGGCCCAATGGTTACCCATTGTGTGCCGTTCCATCGTTTAAAAACACTCATATTTAAAAGTCCTCCTAAGAGTTTTCTATCGAATATAAGTTAATAAAATTAAATAAAACTATATAAATTAGAAATGAAATATAGATGAGTCATCTATTTTATATAATTCTTTTAAAAAACTTTAACTTATATTCGATAGAAAACCTATTTAGGAGGTATATATTATATGCCAATAACATTAAAAAAAGATGAATGGAAAGTAAAAGATCCTTCATCTGGGAATTATAGGGGCGCTGCGATATTAAGTACGACTTTACCAGAAGATGCGGCGTAGATTATTGAAGATACACAAAATGCGCTTGATGCAGAAGAAGTGCGAGCCGAGCAAATTATAAATAATACATAGAATGGTGTTGATGGTATTGAAGCATAGAGTAGTTTAATACTTGAAAATATTTCTAAAGCTATTCATAATGGCACAGATAAAACGTTAACTGTTGAAGGCATGCCAGCAGATGCAAAAGCTTGTGGAGAGTTAAAAATAAATTTAGATTAGATTATTTGTAAAGAAACAAATGATGGGAATTATATATTAAAATGTACGATAAATAATGGAGTTATATCTTATATATGGGAGCTAGAAAACTAATTTATTGTAATAAACAGGAATAAAATATACCTCAGATATTTTATCTGAGGTTAAATTTTTTATATATATAGTTATTAAATATTTGATATTTATAAACATTATTTTTTTATAAATCTCAACTTTCTCCTCAACTTATCCTATGAAAGAACTATATTTATTTTATTTCGAGGTAAAGCCATGATCTATAATCAAGATATAACTTTAGACCTTAATACAAATACATCTTATCTTGTCGTAGGCGCAAAGTAGGGTGATAATATTGGCCGTACTCTAACAGCAACAATTTTAGAGAATGGCGAACCTTTTCGGATACCCGAAACGACTAAGGCGTCGTATCGTATTCGTAAGCCAAATGGTCAAGCTGGATGGAATAATGCAGATATATATCCATCCGAACATAAAGTAGTAATCACTCTTACATCGAGTGATTTGTCGACTTCTGGTCGTTGCTACGCAGATATACTTCTTACGGTGGGTGCCACACGTATTGGTACTGTTAGTTTTATAATTGATGTACAAGCCGCTCCAAATATAGTTGAAGGTGCGCTTAAATCAGAAGCTTTCGGTTATTTATATGATATGGT